ATGGTTAAGAAAGTTACATTGCCAAAAGGAACATATACACCAACAGAGTTAGAAGATTTAGGATATAGAGATACAAAAACACCAATAAGAGTAAATGTAACAAAATCAGTAATGAAAAGGAGAAGAGGATAATGTTTGATTGGGGAAAACTATTAATTATGTATTTAATTATATTTGAAATTGTAATAGTAATGAATATAATTGTATTTTTATATATTCTAAGAGCATTAAATAAAATAAATGATAATCAAAAAATAGCATCAGCTAAACCTACTAGAAGACATACTTCTGTAAAAACATCTAATTACAATAATTCATTTAATAGAAGAGGTTACGACCAATTCAAAAATGAGAAAACTGGTTTATATGAACCACAAAAACCACACCAAGGAATTGAGCTAAAAACTAATAAGGAGGAATAGTAAATGGAAGAAAACGAATACGAGCAAATGATACAGGAGAAGACAGCGAGGAAAAGAGCTATAATGAATGAATCTGAATTAGCAGAAGCGGAACAATTCCTTTTATGGTATAGAAGAGCAGATCAAGATAAAAAAAGAATAGGCGTAACTCAAAAATGGGAAGATGTTGAAAAGTATTGGGAAGGAGATTTTGAATATGAAGACGACCAAACCGCTCCTAATACAAACATAACCAATTCCAATGTAGAAGGAAAAACAGCTTTACTTTGCGACCAAAATATTGCAGTACAAGTTAATCCAAGAGAACCAGGAGACAAACCTTTCTGTGATATGGCTAGAACAATAGTAGAGTTTATAAAAGAGCGTAACAAGATATTCAGAAAAATAGAAGTACACGAGCGTAGACGTGATATGTTTGGTACTGGAATATTTAGAGTTCTTTGGGATTTTGACAAGCTAGATGGAAAAGGATTACCTGTTATAACTCCAATACATCCAAGTAGATTATTTATTGATCCTGCTATTACAGATGTGTATGATATTCAAGAAGCACAGTACATAATAGAGGCTAAAAACAAATCAATATTTAGTGCAAGAATGGAATATGGAGATGAAAAAGCAGATGCTATTATTCCAAACTTAGATCCTATAGGGAACGTATTAGAAAACATAGAGGAAGATCAATATGTACATTTAATGATATGGACTAAATATAAAGATGGTGAAGAAAAGAAATTAAGACTTGTAGAGATGTCTGGAGATGGAGTAATACTAAGAGATACTAAAAAAGCTTTACAAGAACATAATAAAAAACAAGAAGAGGAAGATGAGCAAGAAATCTTTGAAGGAAAAAGAAAAGATAAAAGAGAGCCATTAAAATTATTTCCAAATGCAAATTATCCATATTTCTTAACTCCTGATATGCACAGAGAAAATACTGTATGGGGTAAAGGCTCAGCAGAATTAATGTTAGGCATATCAGACCAAATAGATGACTTAGACGATAACTTATTAAGGAATGCAAGACTAACAGGAAATCCAATGGGGCTTGCTGCAACTAATTCAGGAATTGATGTAAGCAAGGTTACAAATGAACCAGGACAGATTATTCCTACAAACGATATAAATGGATTTAAATGGATTATGCCTCCATCTATCCCACAATACATAATAAATAAAAGAACTGAATTAATGAATAACGATAGACAAGTAGTAGGAAGATTTACAGATCAACAAATTGGTAAATCTCAAACAGGAATAGATACAGCAACAGAAGCTTTGGCTTTACAAAATAGTGGTAATGCCATGATAGACCATAAGAAAGGATTATTGCAAGAAACTTTATCAGAATTATTCGAATATTGCTTAGAACTTGCGTTATTAAATTGGAATACAACAATGTTATTTAGAATAGTAGGAGAAAGAGGAGAAACAACATTCTCTGAATTTAATCCTGATATTCTTAACAATGTACCTGTAATGATAGAGTCTGACACAGATTATAGAGACAAATACAGAGAAGAATGGCAAAAACGAAATCCAGATAAGAATATAATGGAAGATTTAGACCCAAATGAATACAAATATATGCAAGTAGAAGACGAAAAAGGACATAAAGAAACAAGGAAAATACAATATGACTTAGAAATATCTGTAGGAGCTGGACTTCCAAACAATAAAGCCTATAGATATTCAATAGTAAGACAATCGTTTATAGATCATGGAATTTCAACTAAGGAATACAGAGATTATTTGATAAAACAATTAGGATTAGACTTCCAAGAATATCCTGAAACATTACAAGAGCAACAAGAAATAGGATTAATAGATGAAGAGAATCAAAGAGTTATACAGCAACAGCAAATGAATCAAAGTAATGGAGGTTTTAATCCAAATGTAAATCCATCATTAAATTATATGAGAGGAGGAATGTAAAATGATTGATGTAAAAGAATTAAGAATGTTAAATCAAAAAGGTTGTAGATGTGGCTTTTATGAGTTTACTTTAGAAGATGTAAAGAGTGTTGACTTATTACAAGATGCACATGGATTTTATGGTAATTTAGTAAAACATTATTCAAAAGTTATTTGCCCTGAATGTGGTAGAGAGACAATAGCCCTTTTGAAGCAAGTAGGACAAACATGGGAAATTATGAATACAGCTATAAATGCTAATGAAATAGTAATAAATGATTCACAAAATGCAAAAGCATCACAACGCATTATAGAAAAGACAATAGAGAATGTAACAGAACAAACAAAAACCCAAAATGAGCAAGAAAAAAAAACTAATGAAGAATTTATATGCCCAGAATGTAAAAAAGTCTGTAAAAGTAAAGTCGGACTTACAGCACACATGAGAACACACCAAAAATAGTTAATAAGTTTTTAATTTATATATTAGAGCAGAAAAGCTGGCTAAAAATCAAAAATAAATTAGAGGAGTAAACCTGGCTAAAAATCTTAGAGGACATAACCTGGCTAAAAATGGGAAAGGAGACAGCATGGAAAACGAGCAAGAAGGAATCGTACTAGAAACAGGCGATTTAGAAAATGAAGGTATTGTCTTACCTACTGTAGAGGAAGAAGTTGACACAGAAACTACTGATACAGAAACGGAAACAGAGACCACTACTGAAATAGACGAAGAAAAAGAAAGTCTTAAAAGAGCTTTAAATGCTGAACGTAAGGCTAGAAAAAAAGCTGAAAAAGAAAATAATGCTTTCGAAGCTAGATTAAAAGCTTTAGAAGATGCAAGTAAAAGTCCTGAAAAGACTACCTATGATACTCTTATAGAAAGCGGTATAGAAGAAGATATTGCAAAATCTATCGCAAAAGCTATAGATAGTAAACAAAGCAATAATAAAGAATTAGAAAGAAAGCTAGCAGACACTAATTTTGAAATTGCTTTAACTAAAAAGAGTAGAGAAACAGGCTTTGAAGATATTGCAGAATATAGTGATGAAATAAAAGAGTTGGTTGATAAAGGTCTAACACTTGAGCAAAGCTATTATGCAGTAACTTATAATAAGCCAAAAACAAATGACACTAAGTCAGAAATAGAACGAAAAGTAGCAGCTAGAATGCAAAATAATCAAGCTAGAAAAGAAATTCTAGGAAATTATAATAGTAATTCTGGAGCTAGTGCTAATTCTAAGGCTAAAATAAATATTAGTAAAGAAGAGATAGCAATGGCTGCAATGTCTGGTCTAACACCAGAAGAGTTTGTTGCTTATCGTGATATGGAAAGTGTCAAAGATTACAACAAGTATAATGCAACGAAGAAACAATAAGCAAATTCTTTATTCCTTATATTACTACAAATAAAAAATATAAGGAGTGATTTAAATGCCAACAACAGCAGCAATGATGACAAGAGCTAATTTTGCGAACTTGTTAACACCAATTCACAAAAAGATATTCTTCGATTCTTATAATGAAGTACCAAGTGTGTACAAAAAAATATTCAGAACTGAGAAAATGAATGCTAAATCTCAAACATATCCACATCTAGGAGCATTGGGATTATGGGCACAAAATACAGAAGGAAGTAAGTTCAATCATGATTCTTTTAGTCAAGGACCAATAGCTTCTTTTGAAGCAAAAAGATTTGACAAGGCTTATGAATTAACATGGGAACTTGTACAAGATGATTTATACAACGTAATGAAAGGATTAGGAAAAGGAGGATCTGCTAGAGCATTAGGTAGAGGATTAAGAGCTACAGAAGAAACTGAAACTTCTGGAGTACTATCTAATGGTTTCTCAAATGTAGGTTATGACGGTAAAGCATTATTTGCAACAGACCATCCACTAATCGATTCTACTTCTGTATGTTCTAACTTAATTAATGGGGCTTTAACAGATGAGAATTTAAAAGCAGCTATGACATTAATGCGTAAGCAAAAAGATGAAGCTGGAATAGTTATTCAAGCATCTGCTAAGAGATTAATTGTAGCACCAGAGCAAGAGTTCCAAGCTAAAGCAATTGTACATTCTATATTACAATCAGGAACAAACAATAACGACGTTAATACTATACCAAATCTAGAAGTAGTAGTATGGGATTTCTTAACTGGACCAGCATGGTTCATACAAGATCCAACATTCGACAACTTACTATTCCTAAGAAGAGAAGAGCCAATCTTCGATTCAGAGAGAATACAAGATCAAATGGACTACAGAATGTTTGGTTATACAAGATTCGACGTAGGATATTGCGATTGGAGAGGATTAGTAGGATCAACAGGACAAGCAGAAGCAATAACTATACCAGACGACACAACAGGTGGAGATGACACAACTGGAGGAGATACTACTGGAGGAGATACTACTGGAGGAGACACAACTGACACAGATACTACAAGTAATCCTTAGTAAGAGAATAATTCAAACATTGAAAGGGAGCAATATGAATTTGTTCCCTTTTATTTAAAGAAAGGAGTGTTTTGAATGCCAAGACCTAGTGAATATTGGAGTGAAGAACTTGCAAATTCAGCAGGAAAGCCTGATGCAAATTTAGCAAATGATGCATTACATTTAGGCGGAATAAACGCAGAAGATTTTGCAACAAAAAAGTATGTGCAAGATTACCATAACAACAAAGAAGAGCTTTTAAAAGAATATATAGATTCACAAGACCTTGCAAAATTGCAAGAAGCAAAGAACTATGTAGATACAATGATAAGAAACCAAGACTTTTCTATTTTCGCAAAGCTAGAAGATTTGCAATCATTAAGAACTGAGTTAAATGCAAGAATAGAAGCATGTGGAACTAATTGTGATAATAAAATAAATACAAGAATTGCTGCACTTGTATCAGATGTAAATGACAATTTTAATGATGTTAATACAGCTATAAGTGGATTAAATACGAGAACTAATGAGCTTTTTACCTCTGTCAGTAATGGAAAAGGATTAGTAGCAGATGCTATTACTGACATGGGCATACACACATCTGCTAACGATAGCTATAATACAATGGCTACAAATATACGAGCATTAGATATAGGCGGAGGAAGTGGAGAATATGACGAAAATTTTGTAAACACTTCTGATGGAAATGCTACAACAAATGATATTGCTTTAGGAAAAATAGCTTATGCAAAAGGACAAAAGATAATAGGAAATCATGTAGATTTAAATACATCAGACGCTACAGCAACAGAAGAAGATTTAGTTTTAGGGAAATCTGCATACGTTGACGGAGAGAAAATATATGGAACTCTTATTCCACCTACAGATTATCCAACTTATGGAACTGATACAACAAACGCAAACGCTTCTTCATCAGATATAGCTCTGGGAAAAAGTGCTTATGTAAATGGACAATATGTAACAGGTACAGCAAATTCTTCAAGTAGTCCTGATGTAGAAGAAATAAAAGGGCTAAGTACAAATGACTATGTGATTTCAGATGCCAATATCGGATTGACACAGTATCCTGATTCAAATAAGGAAGTAACAGAAAGAACATGTATAGCTTTTTCTAAAGACGGAAAATATTGCGTTAGTGTTGCTAATTTCAATGATTTTAGTAATGGCAATATACCAGAATCCGAATACAGCAATGACTATGTAATTGAAAGTCACAGAGTTAATTCGAGTGGATTAATAATTGATGCTTCTTCTGGAGAAGGAGAAGGAATAGTTTATAAAAAGTATCGTTATACAAAAACTGAATTAGGATTAGAAGATGATGAATTTGTAAGCAGTATTTCCATTGGAGCACCAGGATTTTTAGGATATTCTACAAGATGTTTGTTAATCATCCAAACATATACTAGAACATTACAAGAAAATTCATCATATTCATATAAGTACTACCTGCATGTTTATACATATCATTTAAACGATAACGGTGTAATCGGCAAAGAATATAACAATTCAAACTATGAAGTTCAAGGTTATAGAGAAGAAATTACCTACGCATATAATATTGTATTTTCTAATACTCAGCCAAGTGTTTTCTTTTTATTAAGGACGTATTACAACAATAGTACTTATTATTTATATATACGAAAATGCTATGTAAGTTATATTGCTGATACAAATGGAAATTTAACGATTAATTTTGTTTTTGGCACAGAAGTTAGATATAGAAGTGGAGCTTCAGGATTTAATGGATTTGATATTACTTTGGATGATCATTATATTTATTGTTGCTCAGGAGGTTGGAGTGTAGATGATGGTTTTATAATAACTTTAGATGCAAACCTAAATCCAACAAGTTGTTTTTATAACGAAAGAGGATGTGGAATATTAACCGACACAAATCAACTACTGTGTTGTAGAGCACCAAGATTTTTTAGATTATATAATTATTCGAGTGGAGAATGGGTTTTAAATAAAACTATAAGTTTCAATTATCAACAGGATAATACACAATATCAACAATTCCAGGGAAATATATTGATAACGCCAGATAACAGTAGGGTAATTGCAATAACAAGTGAAAGACATGGAGGTAGTGATGCTTATAGAACAAATACTACTTTAAGAGTGGCTGTTTTTAATGTTAGTGATATTTTAAATGCAAATGATGGAGACGTAATAAATCCTGTTCAAAGTTCAAATCTTATTTTTAATGGACAAAATCTTACTACTGTCGCAAACTTACTTAATATTCGATGCAATTCTAATGGTAGTATTATATATCTGTTTAGTAATAGTAGTGTTGATTTTTATTTTGGTACATCATTATATTATCAAAAAAATTATAATGCTCAAATGTGGACATTAGAAACAGACACAAGTCAAAAATTAGTTGGTATAAGATATAAAGGACAATATTTTAGGAATAGTCAGCCACAATTATTGTCTGCAACTGCAAGTGATGTAGCAAGTGGAAAAACATTTATAGGTTACAACGGTATTGAAGAAACAGGAACTCTTAGTACTACAACACAATCTACAACGTAAGGAGGATTAAAAATGATAAATGAATTAAAAATTGAAGAATTAAAAAATATGTTTTTTTATATATTTGGAATTGTTCCATTAGACTATTACAACGTAGTAGGAGATGGATTTACAGATAATAGACTACAAATACAACAAGCAATATATGATGCAATAAAAGTTGGAGCAAAATATATTTTTGTTCCAAAGGGAAATTATTATTATTCTCAGCAATTGTTTAGTGCAAGTGAAGTAATATTTATTGGAAATAATGTTGATACATTTATAGAAGGAATAGATATAAGACAATTTCCAGATTTATGGAATGAAGCACAAGCTACTACAGGAGCTATAACTCCAATAGGTGGAATAATCCTAACCGCTTCTGTAAATATTCCAGAATACTACTTAGAGTGTAATGGACAAACATTGAATGTAGCTGATTATACAAGTTTATATGAAGCAATAACAGAAGATTTACCAGACGAATATCCAGAAACATTTACAATTCCAAATTTAAGTACAGGAACAACAGGCACAAAATATATTATAAGAGCAAAGTAAAGGAGGGAGAGGTATGGCAATAGTTAGTAGAACAACAGTAGGACAAGTATTAGATGATATACAAATAAGACTACCTCACGAATATAATGACACGTCATTATTTTTATGGATAAACGAAACTATGAAAAAGATATATAAAGATTTAGCAATACAAGAACAATACTCTTTTAATACAAGAAGCGGTCAAGATTTATATACACTACCACAAGATTGTAGTATTGATATGATAGAGCATGTAACAAAATCAACTAAAGCTAGAAGTCAAGATAATCCATACGATTGGGGAAACTTTGAAGAGATTAGATCATATTTACCTAATGAAAAAATGCACGTAGACGGATATTTTGATGGAAGAGAAGGAATGATTGCTTTATATCCTGTTCCAAAAGATGTAAGAAAAATAGATATATATTATTTAAAAAAGCCTAAGATGATAGCAAAAAGAGAAGATTACATAGAATTAGATGATAATTATATAGACTTAGTAAAATTTAATGTAATGTCAATTATTGCAATGTCAGGACATAACCCAGATATTGAATTGGCAAATGAATATATACTTTTATATAACAATTTAGTTATGAAAGCAAATGAAAATAAACACGAGCAACAACAAAGATATCCTGTAATTAGAGATTTAAAAAGACATATAAAATCAAGGAGGGGATAATATGCAACAAAATACTTATTTGAATGATATCCATTATAAAAGCGATAATCAAATTAATTATTTAGCTGGAGGAATAAATAATATATATCCACCTCAAAACATACAAGATGATGAATGTCAAGATATGTACAATATATGTTTAGACAAATATCCTGCTGCAAGAACAAGAATAGGAAGAACTTTAAAGGCAAATCCAGGATTAAGAGGAAGCGAAGTAAAATATTTTGGAGTTGCTGGAACTAGATATTTATTTTATATACAAGGAACCGAGTTAAAAGACATGACAGGAACAGTTATATCAACAGGAATAACTGGAGATAAATTCTCACATGTATATTATGCAGATGGAAATAATGAATATTTAGTCTTATATGGAGAAGGAGTAACAGCTACAAGGCACAAATTGCCACTTTCTGCATTAAATACTCCAGAAGTTTTGACGCTTCCTACAGGAGTAACTAGTTTTGAACATATGTGCTATCACAAAAGTAGAATGTTTGCGAGTGTAGGAAATATGCTTTATGCATCAGCATTACAAAATCCAATGGACTGGAGTAGTTCGGAAAACTCAGCAGAATATAGAGTACCAAACTGTAATCAAGTAACAGGATTAGTTAGCTTTGACGATAAACTAATTGTATTTAGTCAAAAGAATATGCACTTGTATTATGGAAGTAATGTTATATCAGGACAATATGATTCTTATACTTGTGTTTCATTAGATAATAACATAGGCTGTTACGATCAATGCACTATAAAAGTACATAACTCATATTTATATTGGCTGTATGGTAGAAATATTTACGAATATGATGGATCTACAATAAGGAATATTGAAAAGCCTACTTCAAATAATGGAGTAGTTGGAGGAATCCAAAACTTTATATACGGAATAACAATTAATGAAGCGAAAAATGTATCAGTAGCTGGAAGCGAAGATAAAGTTTATTTTTGGTTTCCAGATTATCATTATTTCTTAATATTCGATCAAAGACTAAGAAAGTGGACTAAAGAACTTCAATGTGAAAAAGAAGATGAAATGTACTATACAAATATATGTGATGCTTATGTAGATTTGAATTTCTCTCAGACTCCTACGCCAATATATGCCTTAACTCAAGATGGAGTAATATACGAAATAACAGGAGGCAGAAGAGATGGAAATAAATATATCCGTACATACGGAAAAGATGAATATGTAGGCGAAGGTGGAACAACAGCAACAGAAGAAATTCCATTTTATATCAAAACAAAAGAATTTAAAAATGGAGTTCTAAGTAAGAAAAAATCACTAAGTAAGTTATGGTTTAATTATGATTTAGAAGGACTTGTAAATCTTATAATTACAACAGATGATGGCAAAAGTGTAACAAAAGAAAATATATTGCCTTCTGGCACTAATAAAACTGAATGTGTTTTAATTCCAAATGAAATGCAAAATGCAAATAGTTATACGTTTGAAATATATGGTGTAGGGGATTTAACCATATATGGAATGGAACGTGTAGATAGGACACATATGAGATGAGATTTAGACAGTATAGTGATAATGCTGCAACATTGAAAGAATGGGCAAAACAATTGAATGTTGCTACAAAAGGGATATATCCCCTGTATCCTACAGTAGAAAATACAATAAATCATTGGAAAGACGAACTAAATAAAACAACTGGAATGAATACATTTAGTGTTTTAAGTACATCAGAATCAACACTAAAAACATGGCAAGACAAATTAAATGAATTTTATAATAATTGAAAGGAGCAAAACAAATGGCAAATACAGTTTTAAATGCAGGAACTACAGGAATGGCATCAACTAATCCTCAGGCAAATGTGAATCAAGTACCAAATGCTAATACTGGAAGTCAAATAAATCCTATAACAATTCCTATTCAAATACAACCACAAGTTGCTCAAACACCACAATCAGTACAACAACTTGTGCAAAATCAAACCAATGCACAAGCAGCTGCACAAGTAGTACAACCATCACGAACAACAGCACCTAGTCCACAAACATATCAAGGAAACAGTCAAAATAATAATGTAGTCAATTTCGACCAAATTTATTCTGCATATCAAAGTCAATATGGAAATACATATAATTCTAATCCTAATATGTCTAATAGTGGAGTAAAGAAAACAAGTTTAGGAACAACAATAGTAACACCAACTGTTAGCAATTTAAACACAGTACAAGGACAATATCAAAGTGCTTATTCGGACACTATAAACGGAATTATAGGACAGATGCTTTCAAATGTAAATAATGGTTTTAGTTATGATCCAACCACAGATAGCTCTTTAAGAGTAGCTTCTGAATATGCTGCAAACTCAACATTGCAAAGTTTAGCAGGAAGTGGAGTATTAAATAGTTCTTCAACCTCTGAAAGAGTTGCAAGAATTGTAGCAGATTTAATACCACAGTATGAAGAAAAAGCACATAATAGATGGACTGAATATCTTAGTCAACTTGCAGATACAGCTCAACTTGTAATGAATTTTGATAATCAACAATTTGCATATTGGGCAGATGCTAAAGACAGAGAATTTCAAGAGAAAGAATTTCAATTTAATAAACAACAAAAAGAACTTGAAAATGCATGGAAGAGAGTAGACGAATTAGGTTATGTAGATAATAACGCAAGTACAATACTTGGAGTAAAAGTAGGAACATTATCTGGAGCGGCAAGAGAGGCTAAAGAACAAAGAGAATATGAATTAGCAAAGATGAGAGAACAGTATGAATTAGAACGTGAAAACGATATTGCTATTACAAAATTAAAGAGTGAGTTAGAGTTAAGTACAAGTAAACAACTAGCATCATACCAAGCTAATATAGATAAAGATGTTTATAAATATAAAGCTACTGTAGATACAGCTAAGAGTAAGGAATTATCTGATTACCAATTAAAAAATGATAAGAGCTTATATAAATATAGAACAGCATTAGATACAGAGCAAAGTAAAGAATTAGCAGCATATCAAAACAGCTTAAATAAAAGTACTAAAGAATACGAATATCAATTAGCACAGAAATACGGATCATCTGGCTCTAATAGTACTTCTAGTGACTATACAAATTATTCTACACATGATGAAATTATACAAAATAGATGGGGAATAGAAGATCCTATAACAGGACAAATTAGTGTAAGTGATGAAACAACAGATAATAATGATGCAGTATATAATTATTTAGCAAATGCATATGCAGCAGGTAGAATAAGTCAAAAAGATTTTGCGGCTTTAATAGCGAAATATGGAATAACAGCACCTAATCAAAGTAAAGCCTCATCTAAGGTAATGCCTGCAACAGGTGGAACTAGTGCTTTTGGTTATGCGACAGGTGGAGGATTAAGATAAAAGGAGGGGAAATAATGTTATTAAAAGATGATGAAGAAGAAAAAAAGAAAAGACTTCAAGAAGCAATGGATATAACCAATCGAATAAATTCGAATGGCTTTAATTCAGAAGATTACGGAGATAATATCAATTCTGCTTCAAATGACTTATATAATCAAAGACTTCAAGAAGCTATGAATATTACAAACAGCATAAATCCTATAACATACACAAGAAAATCCTCTTCTAATATTAAACAAACTCCTGATTTAGATGGATCAAGTTTATCTGATAACCAAGATGAAGAGCAGGAAGAAAAAAAGACAATAGAAGTATTTAAAGGTAGTAAAGCTTTTGATGATGGCTACCAATTCGGAGATCTAACAAAAACAGCAGCAGGAACTGTAAATGACATAGTTGGAGATTTAGTATCTGGTGTAGCCTCTGTAGGCGAAAATGTAGTTGATTTAGGAGCTAATATTGTCGCAACCATACAAAAATGGACAGGAAATAAAGAAGCTTCAAACAAAACAAAAGAATGGGCTAATACTAACTATAGTGAAAAACTAGGAAATGTAGTGGCAAATGCCTTACCTGTTGGTGTTTTATATAATACTATGAATGGAACATTAGATTGGAACTTAGAAAAAAATAGTTTTGAAGAAGCGTCTGTTTTAGGAGAGACATCTGATAAAGTAGTTAATTTAGTAGGATATACTGTTGGACTAGCAGCAGGTACTAAAGGCTTAGATAAGCTAGGCTCTACAATATCGGCAGTAAAAGGAACAGACACAGTAGCTCAGTTAGGTAATATTCCTTTAAAAATAGGCAGTAAAACATTAAGTTTACCAACATTAGCAGTTGTAGGAGGAGCATCACGGAGGATTTGCAGAAGCCAACGCAAAAGGGGAAAATGTAACAGAACGAGAAAGATGGAGTAAAGCTATTTCAAGTGGATTTATAGAAGGAATAACCGAAGGATTATTTGGAATGTTAGGAGTAGGAGGAAACGAATATACCGATATCCTAGCTTCAAAAGCTGCTAATAAAATGAGTACAAGTGCAGGAAAACTATTGGCTAGTTTAGGGGTAAAAGCAACTGGAGAAGCAACGGAGGAATTTCTATCTTATCTAGGTAACTACATAGTTGATAATGGATTAATAAATAGATTAGGAGAAACAGATTTTAGTACTAATTGGGATTGGGGAGAAGTAGGAGAGCAAATGGCATTAGCATTTGTAAGTTCTGCAATATCATCAGGTGGAGAATCATATATTAACACCAACCAATCTATAAAAGCAGCAGAAGAACAATTAGGAAGAGAACTATCTCCACAAGAAAAAAACTCAGTTATAAAAGCTATAACAGAAGATGCTTTAATTAAATACGATAATAAAGAATTGTTTGAAGACGGAGAAGAAAGTGTCGGAAATTATTTTGTAGCAAGTTATAACGAAAATGGAGAAGTGGGAGAAGTCGTAGAAACATTAGGAAAAGCAATAGAAAATCCTAACAAAGAATTGAATGTAGCTCCTGTTATAATTAAAGACCAACAAAATAAAACATTTAATGTTATAGATGGAACAACAGGAATGATATTAGATACTACTCCTTATACATCTGTACAAGATGCAATAGAAGGCTTTACAGATATAGTAACTAACCTATCTGATACTCAAATAAAAAGCATAAACAATGATGTAACTAATTCTACATTAACTTTATATGCTGAAATAGGGAAAATAATACAGGAGAGACAATCACAAAATATAACATCACAAAATCAACAGAACGATACAATAGAGCAAAATAATATTCAAGGGCATGAAGTTAATAGTCAAAACAACAAAAACGCTCAAAATGGATTTTCAAATCAAATAAGAACTACTATGGAACAACGCAATTGGGAGAATGTCTCAGACAAAAATATAAAATCTTATCAAACAGAAAATCCAGAAGTAAGTCAAGAGATTCAAGAAATGGCTTATAACTTCCAAGAAGATTTGGCAAATTCTACTTTTGGAGAAAGATACAAAGCAGGAGATGAATGGACAGGAACAAAAAGAAGCACAACAAAAGAACTAGCTGAAATAAAAGATGATACAGGAGTAAGTTGGGGTAAAATCCAAAAAGCACTAGAAGATATAAGTCAAGGAAAAGGAGATTATGCACTTGCGAAAAAGGTAGAATTAGTTTTAGATAAAGCCTTGTCAGAAGGATATAAAAATATTTATGGCAAAAATATAATGCCAAATGAATCATACTTAACTAAAAAAGGACAGATAGAAGGCAAGAACTATCTACAAAATGAAACAGAAACATCTACAGAAATTGAATCTAATCCAGAAGAAAATAGAATTTTTGGAGAAAGAATAAATAAAAAGGGAGGAAACTCAAATGTCAGAGCAGAAAAAATCAACAACAATAATTCACAACAAGAAATTAGTAGAAATCAAAAGGGAAAGAACACCAGAGGAGAAGAAGAAATTCCAAGAAGTAATGGATCTAGTCAAGAAAAATTATCCAAAAGTGTACAGCAATTCCAAAGAGAGCAGCAAAAACAATTAGGAAAAGACACTAAGATTTCTTTAACAGAACAGAATAAACTAACAAAGACAGAAAAAACTATACAAAAAGAATTTGAGAATATTACAGGATTGAATTATGGAGTATATGAATCTAATAAAGGAACAGAAGATGCTGTATATGTAAATAATGATATTCTAGTAAAACATAATCAATTGCTAAATAAAAAGAAATCTAATTTCTTACCATTCCACGAACTAGGACATTGGTTCAAAGTAAATAGAAGTACAGAATGGAATGCTATACATGACATCATAGACAACACTATTACTAAAAATCAAATAGAAGAATATAAAAACGTATTAAAAGATAAATCAATGTTCGACAATATGTCAGAAGCGGAAATAAGAGATTACATAATAGAGGAAATTGAAAGCGATTACTTTGGCAACTGGGCAAATGATATTAGCAACTGGGCTGATATGATTAGAAACAAAATGCTTTCTGATGATTATGTACAATTGCTTATAGACATCTCTGATGAAAATATTTCAACTCACTATAATATATTTGGTACGCAGGAACAACAGGAGCAAGTTTATGACAAAATAAATGAGATGATGAATAATTTCATTACTGAAAATAAAAATAGCCTTAAAACTAATTTTGAAAGCAATATAAAGTATTCTTTTAGAAATGATACACAAGAAGGTCAATACTGGCAGATAGAAGATAGTAAAGATTTATTCAAAGGAATTACTACTACAAAAGCCTTGCAAGATAAAGCCTATAAATTTATTTTAAATGGTAATACAAATTTTGAAACTATAACAGACAGAATTGATGGAAAAGATGTAAAATTTATAAGAATTTCTGCGAGCGAATATGTATATGGACGAAACAATAAAAAACTGCAAGGAAAACAGTATCAAGAAAAAATGAGAACTGCTCCTAGTATTGATGATTTAATAAATAATGCAGAAGTAACATATCATTCTCCTTTAACACACGAAAACAAATTGTTTCCTAATGGATATAATAATTATCAAGGAAAAGTTGGAATTGACAATGACATATTTAGATATATTGTTAGAGTTGGCAAAACAAAAAATAATGAAAGTATATTCTATGATATAAGTTTAGAGTTATTAAAACAAAAAAATAGAAGTGATAACAAAGTACTTGGAACTAATAATAGTTCGTCACTTAAATCAACTTCTACTAACAGTATAGCACAAAAAAGTAAAACTGTCAAATTAACTACTGCTACTAATAGCAATATGCAGAAATCTAAAAATAATACTATAAAGAAATCAGATAGAACTTTGTTTGATAGAAATAATCAAGATATTTTCTATGATTATTCAGAAGAAGTAAAAGGAAAGAACACATCAACATATTCAAATGCTAAAATGAGAGAACTTATACAGGCGAATGACATAAAACAAATAGATAACAAAAAACAATTTATCAGAACAGTTATAGAAAGAGAAGGTAATTCTT